GGAGGGTTAGCCGCCTCCAGCGCCAGCCTCTTGGCCTCCAGCGCCTGATCTGCCGCACGGCTTGCGTTGCGCACGGCGCTCAATCCGCCTTTGATTACTTTGGTTGGGTCAGCCATGTTGCTCCTTATGCCGCATACGGGTTCACCCGTTTCTGTTGGGTGAACTCCAGATAGTCGTCATCATTATCGGGCGGTTCTGGGTTGATGTCGAGCCAGTTCATGTCCTTCAGTAACCGAATCGCTTGTGTCGCGCTGTCCACATAGTCGTCGTGTGCGGCATCAGGGAAGGCGCATATCTGGGACAGGAAGCCTTCGGCCCAACTCCTGACATAACCCTTGTGGGTGTCGGACTCAGGAAGCCAGACACGGCCAGTCGCAAAGATGGACGCGGTGATCTGGAGCCTCTGCATCTTGTCAGCCCGACCCGGGTTATACGCCCTCACAGGCAGGTGGGCATAGCGTAACTCTTGGATTAGGGAGATGCCTGCCGCCTTGTCCTCCACGAGGATCAGGTCAGGCCGCTTGGCATCGCGCCCCTCACCGTAGGACACACGCCACTCCTCCAGCACCTTGGGCTTGAGTTTGGGAAAGGACAGGTGTTCAGCCCAGCAGTCGATGAGAAGCACGCTCATAGGCCCGTCCTGCGGCTTGAACACGCCCCATGTGGTCATGGCCGTCGGGTCGTTGTGTTCCTTCTCTGAGAAGGCGCAGTCATAGGACTGCACGATGTACTCGAACTTAGGGAAGGGCTTCTTGGCAGGCCACAGTTTGAACATATCGCGGGAGACCACCTTGCCGTCTTCCAAATCCACAATTTGGCCCATCACCTCTTGTTCATAAAGTTTTGAACCACGGTAACTCTCCAACTGCCGCTGGAACGCCTTGTCGAGGTTCTTGGCGTTGTCAAAGGTGCTGGCGCGGGACACCACCACATCGTCACCCTCACGGCCCACCAGATCAAGGATCAAGTCTTTGGGGCGCGGTGTCGTGGTCACGATCACACGAGGCTGGCTGTGGGGCTTATCGTCTGGCTTGATACGCAGGCCAAGCATCATGTTGTCCCACGCCTCGTTGGGGCCAAGGTAGTTGAATGCGGCCAACTCGTCGCACCACACGAAGGATGAGTTGATACCGCGCAGGCGGTCATACGAGTCAGCAGACACGCCACGAATCTTGGAGCCGTTGCTCAACTTGATCAGGTGGTCTTGCTTGTTGTAGTCCACCACTAACGCATCAGGTATGCATTCGAGCAGTCCTGACGGCCCTTCAAAGCAGGTGAATTTCAAGTCCCCCGAAGTGGGAGCCAGAACGATGCTCATCGTGTTCGGGTGAGTCCATGCCCACCACCACAATGCTTCTGCCGCTGACCGCGTCTTGCCTGCACCCCTGCCTGCAAGCATCAAGAACACGCGGTAATCCAGATGCAGGTCTGGCGGTATCTGGTAGGCGTGCGCCTTGGCTATCCACTGAGCGTGCGCGATGAAAGCGATTCGGTTATGTTCGGGCAGAGTCTCGAACTCGGCCACCGTCTGGTCATCGAACAGGTCAGCCAGCACGCTTGGTCATCTCCATGTTGCGGATGATCTCCTCGAACTTGCTGGCCGTCGCATCCTGCGTCGCAATGGGCGCGGCACCCTCGACGCCGTGCAGGCCCAACTTGTCGCCGTACTTCTTTGGCTTGAGTTTCATGGCCGTCCACTTGCGGGCCTCGATGCGTTGCTTCTGCCAAGCAAGGTAAGTCTGGTCAAGGCTGGTGCGGCCCTTGTCGTCGGTGTACTCAGGTGGCATCTCGTCAGCGATGGAGAGAATCTCGTCAGCGTTTGTGTCGGCCTGCTCCTCACGCGCACGCGCATATTGCTCCGCGAAGTCAGGGTGGCGCAACAACCAGTCGTACACCGTACTCTGCGCAGGAAGCACTCCCGTAGTATCAGCCCTCAGTATCTGGCGCAGGCTCATCCCCTCACTCAGTCCTATGCAGATCATGTCTGCCACCTTCTGGTCGAATACTCTGCGTGGTGTTGGCTTGGGTTTATTTGCGGGCGTAGGAGCCTTCGTTGCCTTTGCGGCTACCTTGGCCTTCCCAATGGCTTTTGCGGCCTCCTGTGCCGCTCTAGTGTTCTTTGCGGGCCTCTTTGGCCCCTTCGGTGTTTCTGGCATGACCCATATTCCCCATAGTGTCGAATTGATCGCAGTGTAATCGATTCGCTTATGGTTCGCCAATATGCTGTTGGGACGGGTGGCACTCGGCGTTCCAAGTGTTGCTCCACCCTACATCGCGGAATGTAATCCACGGGCCTAGACTCACCAACACGGCTGGATTGGTGGGGATCGAACCCACTGCCTTCGGGCATGAACGGCGAATCTCGCGCCGACCTCTCTCAATCCATGCGTGCTGGCTCTCGGCCTTTGGGGCCAAGAACCGACTCGGTTTTATTTCGCTTGCGCTTCGCTACATAGGTTTTTGACATACGCGCTGGACTTCTGCTTCATGCAGTCTTCCTCATCCAGCGTGAAGTCTGGCACCCACATCCAGAACATCAAAAACGCAATAAACATTATACCAATAATTAACTTTTGCAACACGGTCTCCTCTGGTAATTGTTGACTCGGAAGGTCTTTCATCATCTCATCAATCTCCTGCTTGTTCATCGCCGTCCTCCTGCTCGGTCTCGATGGCCGTATGCTTGGCCTCCCACTCACGCTGAATTTGGCGCTGGCGCTCCTCCTCTGCGCGTTGCTCTGGCGTGATGGCCTGCCACTGCTTGAGTAGGTCGGCCTCCATCTGATCCATCAGGTTGCCCATGTTCATGCTGTCACCTCTTTTGCCAAGATTGCTTGCAGGCCAGCCAACAACTGTTGGGCCTCTTCACGGGTCAGCACACTGCTCATGCTGGCGTTGCGGCCTTGCAGGTGCAACCACGCACCACCGTCGTCCCACTCGGAGACAGACACGCGCACACCATGCTCGGTCTTTACTGTCACTTCAATTTCGTTTGTCATAATCGATTCGCTTTCAGTTGGTTAATGATTTGGTTGTAGGGGCCGTAGCCCCCTCGTCTTACTGCTTGGCCCAGTACCCATACACCATGCGCTCGGTGCTATCCCATGCGTCGTGTGCGACACCGTCAATCACCGCCACGAAGTGACGGGCCTGCTTGGCAATGACCACGCCTGTGAGGTCACTGCAACGCGCCTTGCGGCCTGCAAACTGTGGTGCCTTGACCCACACAAAACCGTAACGCTTTAGCACCTCGGTGTACACATCTTTCATCACACCGTTACGGGCAGACTTTGCACGACCGTTGTCGGCGTTGGCTTGGGCCAATTCTTTGTACACGGCGCTGTAGTCAAGGCCCAGTGCGATTGCCATTGCACGGGCACCGCAGTCGCCTGCTGTACCTTTGAAGCCTGCGGCCTTGCGGCCTCCATCGTTGTATTGATATTTCATTTCGCTGTTTCCTTCTCTGTTGGCTGACTATGCAGGTTTGCTGTGTCAGTGCTGTTAGTGTAATCGATTATTTCACCTTGCAACACTTTTTTTTAAATATTTTTATCAGGACAAACCCTAGTATTCGCTGGCATCCTTCAAAACCTGCCTGTGGTCGGCCTTGACCTCCTCCACCAGCCGCTCGTACTCGTCCCTTGGTACATCCACCGTAATGTCTTTGCTGTAGTCGTCAAACACAAACACCTCGAACTCTTCGGCGTAGTCTGGGGCATGGGGGTAATTCAGTTCCGCTGGAATGTAGTTGTAACCCACGGTCACATCCTTCACGGTCTCGCCGTTGTCAAAAGATACGACATCCTGAAAGGTGCGGTCTAAAGTTGATATTCTCATTTTGATTTCCTTCGCTGTTAATTTAGCCGTTCCAATATTCGTTAAATGACAAGGGTTGCGCAAAAGAGTTCCATGCGTCAAGGCTAGGGAAGACGGCGTAAATGTCCATCCAGTTAGTTGTTTGACCAATTTCAAGAACTTGACCACTTGCAAGTTGAAAACACTTGCTACGGTTGTCAAAAACACGGTGGCCTTGGATTGCTTCTGCACCAGTCATGTCAGGGCGAGAAGCCACATATTCTGGCTTTACAACATTGGGATGCTTTGCTTGCCAGTTTGCCAAATATGATTCGTATGCGTTGCTCATTTCACTATTCCTTCGCTGTTGGACAACTGCACTATTGCTGTTGTTGGTGAAAGTATAACATTAACTTGTGAGGTCTGTGCAAGCCCCTCACAAATTATTTTGTAGGGACTTACCCTAATGCCACTTCCAGCACTTTTGGGCGCTGGATAACGGTCTGCTTCACGCCGTTGTAGACGGTGTGGTCTTTGACGCTGGCTTTGATTGTGTGTGTCTCACCCTTGCGGCCAATGAGGCGACCAGCGCCCTTGTAGGTGACGGCGTTGCCCTGCTCGTCATGGGCAATGGTGATGTAGGTTGTGCCATAGAAACCTTCAATGACAATGATGTGTTCCACGGTAATGGTCAGAGTGATCTTGTCGCCAATAGCACCGATGTGCTGGCTGTTAGCACGGGCAAACTCTTGGCGCTCGATCACCGCGAAGCAGGACTCAGTGGCCTCGACTTGACGGGGAGACAGGTTGCCCCATTGGGCCAAGTTCTGGATCATGCCGCGCAGAAACTCATTGTCACCCTTGTAAGCCTGTAAACGGGCCACCAAGGCGCTGTTGGCATCGCGCCATGCTTGGGTAGTCTCTTGACGCTCTGCGGCTCTCTGAGCGCGTTCTGCCTCGATCTGTGCCTTGCGTGTCTCGCGGCGCTTCTGGGCACCAGCCTGACGGCGTGCGCGTGTGTGTTCGGCGCGAACTTCCAAAAAGCGATCAATGCCCCAGCCAGTCTTGGCAACACAATCGCAACCCACCTTGAATTGCTTTGCGCCAGCAATGGAACCCTTAATCCAGAACTCCCAGCGAATGCCTGTGCCGCAATAGTCACAGACGCCGCCAGCCTTGGT